TTGAGTGAGAGGGCGTTGGTCTGGCCATTCGTGTAAGCTGGCGAAGAGCTCGTGACCGCCGCCATGTCCAAGTTGCCCGTCTGGCGGATGTCGTCGAGCCGCTGCCTGCGACAGTCGGCTGCCCCGCTGCAGTCGCTGCGCCGGTCGGCAGCGGCAGGCTGGCGGCGGAGACCGGCTGCGTCACTGCGGAACCATCGATCTTGAGGCCGTTCGACGTTCCAGGCATCGCGGTCATCGTTCCGCCGACGCTCATGCCGCCGAGCGTCGCGGACCCGGGGACTGCCGATCCGGTCGAGCCGACCGAGGCGTTGGAGCCGCTGCCGGCGCCGCCCGCAGCGCAGCAGGCGCCTGTCGGCAGGCCGGAGCCGCCCGAAAGGTTCAGCGTGGTCGCGCCGGCGGTTTCGATCCCTGCCAGATAAGCGCTGGAGCCAACAGCGAAAGCCATCCAGCCGCCAGCGGGCACGAAGTCGTTAGACGTCGTCGCCGTGACGCTGGCGCCGCCAATCGTCACGTAAGCTGCATTCGTCCCAGTATTGTAGACGACAACGACGGTTCCGCTCGGCAATGCGACGCGGCTGGACGTGGCGCCGACTGAGAGCGACGCATAAGATGGCGTCGGCTGAAAACCACTCAGCGAGGCGGAAAACGAACCGGAGATCTTGCCGGGATTGGCCGACGTGAACAGCGGCCCAACGCCCGGCTGGATCGGGACAACTCCCGGGACCACAGTGCCGCCAGAATCCTGATAGGTTTGCGCTCGCGCGGACAACGCGACGCCGGCAGCCAGCAGCGCGGCGAGAATTATGCGATTCATGAGAGAAACCTCAATTGAGGGAGGATCAGCGTTACGCCGCCGAGGGATTGGCCAGCATGTAAGCGATCGATAGTCTGACCTGGCCGCCGCTGAAGCTGCCGCCGGTCGCGGTGATGGTCAGCGTCGTCGCTGAATAGAACGCGGTCGGGCCGATAAGGCCGTAATTGGTCGAGCCAGCCGAGATGCTCAAACCAGAGCCGAACTGCGACAGGTTGCCGGACACGCCAACCTCATAGGAGGTCGCGCCTGTGATGGCGGTAACGACTCGCGCACCGACCGCAAGTACGATGCAATTAGCCGGGATTTGCACGCTGGCGTTGGTTGACCCGCCGGAGAGCGTGACGAGGGTTTCGAGCATCCCAATCTGGAGATTGGCGCCATGCGCCGCGGCGGCGATATTGGCGAGCGCCGGCATGAAGCCTTGATCGACAGTCGTCCATTCGCCCGATTGATTGCTTTCAACGCCGATGAAGCCGTAAGCGACGTTGACAATCGCCGATGTCGCGCCGTCGATCACATCCGAGCCGTTGGGGCTGATGGTGAGTGTTTTTGTAGTCGAGCAATTGCCCGTCTCGTCCACGATCAAGAGCCGCGTCCCAGTCGGATAGGCGGAAGCGGGCGGCAGTGAGACGACGCGCGCAGCGCTGAGCGCCGTATAGGCGATCATACGGTCGGTCGTGAGCGCACTATACGCCGCATCCGAGACCGGTGTGCGCCCGTTGGTGATGACCTCGACGAGCTTGGCTGCCGGCCAGCCGCCGACGGTCGAGCCGTCGCTGACGACCAGCCGATTGTTGGTTGTGTCCATCACCGTCTCGCCCTGCGCGCCGGTGAAGGCCGCGACCTGGCTTGCCGTGCCGCGGCGGAGTTGAAGTTGTTCGCTCAAAGGAACGATCCCCTATTCGACTTGTTACCGATCGCGCCGACGACGCAAAAACGGATGATCGTAAAAAAAATCGGATCGCTCAAAATGCTCACGGCGAATCACTTCTCTTTCTTTTCTGCGGAGACCAATCGCTGACCTTTTTTGCCGCGGATGTAATAGTGACCGTTGTCGCCCTTGAAGATGTCAAAGTACTTTTCTGAGATGAAGAGTGTCATTTGCTGTTTCCTTTGGCTTAGGGAACCGTCCCAAGGTTGATGACATCGACCACGGAATCGTTGGTCGAGCCGAAGTCGTCAGAGACCGTAACGGCGCCCGTTGTCAGGCCGAGGTCGAGCGGCGTCCCAGTCAAGAGCTGGACCGCGATCGGATGCACGACAGTTACCGTGATGGCCCCGAGATCGAGCGATGCGGTGGCCGCCGTCGCGACAGAGCCCCAATCATCCGCCAGGGTTGGCGCGTCGGTCACTTGCCCGAGATCGAGCGCGAATCCGGTCTGTAATTGGGCGAAGATCGGATCGGCCGCCGCCACCGTCGGAAGAAAGGAATAGACTGCGACGGTGGACAGATCCTCCGCGCCACCGCCGAAGACATTGAAGCTCTGGAACTTGAAATAGAGCGTAAGCCCGGCAAAGTTGCCCGGCAGCGTGTAGCGGATCACCGCGCCGTCGACGCGCGCGAACGAAGCGCCGGACGAATGCGCGGTCGCCGCGGAGCCGCCCTGTCCGCGCGCGAGCCCGGTCAGATTGTACGCGTAGCCGGAAACGAGCGTCGCCGTCTCATAGGCGAGAAATTCGCTGTCGACGACCGAGAGCGTCGCACCCTGCTGCGCCGCCGCCTGGCTCGTGCCGGCTAGCGTGCCGCCGCTCTCTGCAAGGTTCACGGCGAGCGTGTCGACCGAGTCCCATCCCGCCGCAGCGGGAAGAGCGGCGGTGAGGAAGCCCTGGCGCAGCGGCGCGGTCAGGACCGCGACCTGGGAATAGGTCACATTGTCGATCGAGACGTAAACGTTGGCGCCGCCCCATTGCGAGCGGCCGCCGCCGTTGATCCCCGAGGCGCCGATCCAGATTTGATCTAGGCCTCCCGTCAGCGACGTCGGCGGTTGGGCGATGAGGGGCGGGTTGATTGGGACTGCTGGCACGCCTTGATTCGGCTGAAAGCCGCTCGAACTCGCGCTGGCATAGAACGCCGGATTTGAGACGCCGGCGACCAACTCCTCGCAAGTGATGGCAAGGAGCCCTTTGTCGTCCTCTTCGATTTGGATCACTCTCGCGGAATAATTATCGAGGCCGAGATTTGCGTCCGTGATCGTGACGATGTCCATCGGATCGAGCAGGCAATATTCCCAGGAGAGCTTGAACGTGAACTTGGTTCTGACATAGAGTTCACGTTGCAAGATCGTCTGCGCGATCAGCGGGCCGATCACGAACTCGTCGCAAATTTCATTCGCCTCGATCGTTGATCCGACCCGCGGACCAAAGATCTCGATCTGCGATTGATCGCGCGCCTCGACCGGCGTCGACGAATATTGATTGCTGCGCGATGAGACCGTAATACGCTGGATAGTCGGCAGCGAGAACACGTCGGCGCGCTCGACCTGCACCGGGTCCTTATTGCCCTTTTCGTCGACAAAATTGTCGTCAGTCAGCTCATACACTGGCGTCAGGTTCGACTTTCCCATAGGTCGCGACGCCTCCGGCGTCGCTGGCGCAGGCTGAGCTTGATCCTCAATTCTGCCCGGGCGAAGCCCCGCCGCCTTGGCGACCGCGGGGAAAGCCTGGATCAGCTCGCCGACCGAGAACGGCAGGTCGAGGAAGTTGGCGAACGAAAGTTCGGGCTCGACGAAAGAGACCGCCCGCCACGTCGCTTCGGCGAGGCGATCGAGTTCGGCCTCGCTGAGCCGCGCGACCGAGTCTCCCGACATCGAGGGGCCGCCGGCGGCGACATAGACGTCGAACAGCGCCGGCTGGATCGCCTTGATAGCGCGAAACGGCAGGTGCGGAACCGACCACGTCTTTCCGCCGAGCGATACGGCGAACGCCTCGTCACTCATGCCGCATCTCCGAAGTTGAACTGACACACCTGACCGGCCGCGTTGGCAAAGCATTGGAAGTCGAATTCGGGGATCAGGAAGTCCTCGATCTTGGTGCCGAATGACAGCTTCTCGGCGACGCAATTGTAGAGCAGCACGGAGAACTGCTTGCCGGTGGTCGGATCGGAAGCGAACAGGTTGGCCGAGAAGGTGACTGAAGGGCCGATCAGCGCGGAGGAGACGGCGATGCTCTCGCCGCTCGCGACGACCGTGTAGGTGTAGGAGATCAGCACCGCGGCGCCGGCGTCGCCGGACGAGAAGGTGTAGACGCCCGCCGACACCGAATATTGTCCTGTCGTCGGGCTCGAGGCGACCTGCTTCAGCGGCAGCGAGGAACTCGCATAGACGACGCCCTGATCGGCCACGAAGGTCGCGTGATTGATCGTGGAATAGGTGTACGGCGAGGATGAGGGAACGGTCGTCGTCTCACCGAACTGGGTCTGCGCGCCGCCAACGCTCGGCGTGAGGCCGAAGAAAAGCGAGCCCAGCGCCTGACCCGAGACGCGCGCCATCTTGGCTTTGCCGCTCATCTTCCTGGTGCCGGAGCCGATGGCGACCGGGAAGTTGTACTGCCCATAGAGCGCCTTGGTGGTGGTGGCGAAGTTGAGCGACACTTCCTGCACGAGGCCGAAATTGATCGGGGAACCGCTTGCCGGCGTGCCGATCAGCACGCCCGAGCCGAATACGAACATGACGGTGAACTCCGTTGGAAGATAGATTTAGGATTGGGTCGTGTCCGACGGCTGAGCGCAATGTCTTGGCGTGACGGCCGTTCAGCGGAATCAGAGATGGCGCGACCTCACGGCCCCACCAGCCGCACCGCGACCACCGCAAGCCCATCGCCGTCGAGGTCGCCCGTGTCGCGGACTGGCACGCCCATGATCTTGCAGTCGTGCACGGCGCCGCCCAGCGTCTGGCGGCCGAGGCTCAAGTCGGAGGCGGCGGGCGCGAGCGCGGCGTCGATCGCGTCGAGAGCATTGTTGATGGCGGTCGCGCCCGGCGTCGTCGGGTCGCGGGCGTCGAAATAGAGGAAGAGCTTGGCCTCGAGTGTCCGCTTCGGCGTCGCGGGCGAGGCCCATTGATAGGCTTCCGGCCCGCTTTCGAGCTGGAAGAATGCCGGGCGCAGCGCCGCCGGAACCTCGCTCCAGAGCTTCATCCGCCGCGACGCGATACCCCAAGGGTAGGCTGAGGAAACGGCGGCGAACAGGGCGGAGAAGGCCGCTTCGCGGGTCATGCGCGCTCCCATGCGTCGGCCGCGGCCTCGGCCAGCGCGTCGAGGATGTCGTCACGCATATCATCGAGCGACGAGCGCAGGTAGGACCCTTCGGGGATCAGCGAGCCGGGATGTTCGAGCCTGCGGGCGAAGCGCTGGGCGCCGCCGGCGACGAAGGCGAGCGCCTGAGCTTTGACCGGCAAGATCTCGTGCGCGCTCGTCTTGCCGCCGTATTCCTGGATCGCCGCATATTTCACGTCGCCAGTGGAGTCGACCGAAGCAACAACGCCGTCCGCGTCGGCTGAGATGCTGGCCACGATCGAGTCGCGCAGAGCGCCGGAGCGCAGGTTCAACACCGCGCCGGAGAGCTTGTCATTCTGGACCAGGTCGACGAGCGCCGCCGCGAGCTCGGCCGCCTTGGCGTCGAGCGCGGCCGCCAATGCGGCCGGATAAGCCTCGAGCCGCGCGCTGGCGTCCTCGAGGCCGTCGAGGGTGAGCGCGAACATCAGAGCGAAACCCGCTTATAGGGCTGCAGCATGCCCTGGATAGGCGCCGACATGGCGCTCATGTCATAGGCGATTGTCTCCTGGCCGCCCATCGACTTCGACCTGAGCCCGATGCGCTCGGCGGCGCGAAAGCGCTCCGCTGCCAATTCGAGCGCCGCCTGGGCGACGTCTTGGGGCACATAGCCGTAGGAGATCGAAACCGGTTGCCCGGCATCCGCGGCGGAGAAGCCATAGGCGCCGGCGCTCACCGTATATTGCCCGGCGCCCGGCGAGGCTGCGACCGGCGTCAGCGGCGCGCCGGTCGCAGCATAAGTCACGCCGAGATCCGATCCCCAGGCTCCATAAGGCGAAAACGCCATGAGCTGCAGCGGAGGGGCGGCGGGAACCGTCTGCGCCTCGTTTTGCACCGCATATCCGGCGCTGTAGGACACGACCAGGCTTTGGCGCCCGGGCCGGTATTGATGGCCGAACAAGTCGAGCGCCTGCGGACGGCCCGGCGGAACGCAATCGCCCGGCTCGAGGGCGTAGCCTACCGAGGCCTCGAGCTCAGCGTTCTGGTCGGGCGGGATGGCGATTCCGCGCCACGTGACCGACGTGACCCCACCACCGGCCATTGCCTAAGAGTGACACGCCGGGTCTCGAGATCGATCGTCTCGGCGTACGACTGCGGCAGCAGGCTGGGGCGGCTCAGCGACGCGTAGATCGAGCGGCTCGCCGCCGTGATGAGCGCGGTGAGCGTCGAATCGTTCGGGCCGGCGACGGATGGCAGTCCGAGCCAGGCCTTCAAGGCCGCAAGATTGGTCAAATCGAAAGGCGACATCAAGCGCTCGCAAAGACGGGCCCAAGGGCGATATCACCGCGCCGGCCAGCCCAGGCTGCGCCGACGCTTAAGGTGCAGCAGTGCCTCAGCCGTTGCCGATATTGGTGAGGATGCCGACGCCGAATGGGGCGTAAACCGCCAGGACCTCTTCGGTGTAGACCCCGAACTCGCGGCGGCGGGTGCGCAGCGGCCAATCGACCCGATAATAGTCGCGGCGCGTCATCACCTCGGCGACATTGGGCGTTTGGTTCGACTGGTACCAAACCGGCAGACGCTCGCAATAGGCGAGGATCGTTCCCGGGGGCAGATCGGGGTGCACCTTGACCGGGATGTCGCACCCGGCGTCGACGCTGAAGGGATTATAGTACCAGCGCACCACACCCGACGCTGAGACGCCATAGGGCCCCCCGTTGTCGCTGTCGGCGGCGACATTGTAGCGGATCAGCGGCCCGGAGGCGTTGGTCAGGCACTTGTTGGTGATATTCTTCTGCTCCTGGGCGTTGACATAGATCACCGTCGGCGACAGCCGATAGGTGTTCCACATCTGCACCAGCATGTTATCGATCTCGACCACCGACCCGCGGCCGGATGAGGTCATGAACGTGCCGGTTCCCGCGGTTCCCGAAGCGAGCGCTTGGACGTAAGCGCTGTTGACCGGATTGAAGCCGACCGTCAGCAAGCCGTCGAAGGCGAGCGTCGGGTTGCGTGAATTGTCGGCGGCGATGACGGTCGCCGACTGTTGGCCGGAAGCGAGCGGCGCGCTGAAGGCGGCGCTGTTGATGGTGGTGATAGCCTGCAGCGTCTCCGAGCCGGCCGGCCCCACGAACCAGGCGTAGGCGACCGCGCCGTTGATCAGCGGGGCGGTTGTGAACAGGGCTTGGCCGAGCGTCACCGCCTGGGTGACGTTGGCGCTCCGCATTGAGG